ACTAAGAACCATAAAAAAAGGCCTTTACGGCCTTTCTTTATTTGCCGCCACTTAGTGTAGCCGCTGTTCCTCGTTGACCGGCTGCGTTGTTAATTACTTGAACGCAGTTGTCTGGTTGGATTGTTAAGTCGATCATCTGCGGAGTGTTTGCAGAATAATCTAATGTTTGATAGTTAGCTGCTCTTAGGTAGCAACCATAACATTCCCAACGCTCTAAAACTACAGGAGCATTACCACCGTTACCACCGTCTAACATTTCGATAGAAGTAGTAAACTTGTAGTTACCACCTGATGCCGCAGAACTTTGTTCCATGAAGTCAAACTGTTTCTGTAGTTGCTCACCGACTAACTTAGCAACGGCGCCTGTGACATCGTCGCGTAGGTTAATTGTGAATTCTTTCCAGCTTGGCTTACCAGCAAGGTTAACCTTGCTGTTGTATAAGTCGATAGGCACATTCGGAAAGTCTACACTTGGACGAGCCGCTTTTGCTACTTGTTTTGTTAGTTCTGTTGTAGAACCACTAGTACCGAAGTTTTCAAACATAACTCTAAAGCGGTATGTTAATTTAGGCATTAACATACCTTGTGTGCTAGAGCTTTGGCCTGAAGCTAACGGTACTGTAAATTTTGATAAACTTGCAATTGACATTTAATATTCTCCGTTGATTATGCTAGGCCAGCGATTTCGCCAGTATTCTTTAAGCGTAATGGAATGTAAATGAATTCCACAGCCTTAACTGGTTCAATAGCGACATCTAGATATAATTCATTACGATCAATTCTTGCTGGTGTGTTATTTGATTCATCACACACAACTAGATAGTCGTATAATGCTCGTTGACCTACTAATTCTAGTAGTAAACTTTCTGCGGCACCTTTGATTTCATCACGAGTGATTTTATCGTTAGGTTCAAACACATAAGGTTTAGCCAACTGTGCAAACTGTCTACGCAAGTAAATTACTAAACGAGCCACATTAATACGATCCAATGAACTTGCGTTCTTAGCGCGAGTGTACTGACCGTAGTTAACAAGACCTGTACCAGTAATGAATGTAATTGGGTTAACTTTAATACTTGCTAGGGTGTCACGCTGTCCGTTGTTTAATGCAACTGACTGGAACTCACCTTCGGCAGTAATGTAACCAACTGCTGTAGCGTTAGTAATACCACCACGGCGTGTGCCTGCTGGTGCAAACCATGGATAAGCTACTTGGTCGTTCAACGCAATAGTGCGTAGAATCATGTGGCTTGGTGGAACAGCAATGTTGTTACCGATGTTGTCACTTGTGTAACCCCATGGATAGAAGAAGCCTAAGTATTCATCACTGCTTACTAGACCCTTGTCATTGTCTTCCAATGCGCCGTTTTGGTTGTTACCCCAGTTGCTCAATGTTGTAGCATCTGGTGTTAAACGAGCTGGAGTATCTGCAACGATGAATGCTGTTAAGCCACGATCGTAGTTTAGAGAAACCATTTCGCCTACTAGCTCAGAATAACCTGGGCAAGCAATTAAGTTAAACACACGACTTTCTTCGTCGCGGATTTGTTGGTTGCTGTTAACAAGAGCTTGAAGAGCTTGAACAACAACTTTACGCTGTGCCTTGCGACCAAATGTACCTGAACCGTCTTCTTCGTTAGCCGCTTCACTTAACCAACGGTGTGGATAGTAAGCAGTCATTGCTTCGCCTGCCATTCTAGCATTGTCAGCAGTAACATCAATGTAGTCACGAACAAAGCGTTTTACATTGAAGCCGCTACGGCGTAAGTTCCATAGCAACATACCCTTTGGATATAGTGCAGGATCTGGAGCATCGAAGTCTAAGAAGTCGCTTGTTAGCAATTCTTGGATTGTTCCAGCTGGAGCAATAGTAGCAGAGCCGCCTGATGTACCTTGACGAGCGTCACGGAACAAAATACCGCTTTCTGTTGATTGGTCAGCTTTGTCAACTAATGTCCACTTTTGTAGTGCATAGTTGAACTTATAGATTGTAGGATAGTTTTCAACATCGCTAGTGTCAATCCAGATATCACCGTTAGCTAATGGGCTTGAACCATCGCTTTGCTTTGTTGGCTTAGTTGCGCTAACGATAGGACCGTTTGCGTCAGTAGTGCCACCACCGCCTTGGTTCTGAATGTAGTTTAGGTAACCTACCCAGCCACTGCCGTCATGTACCATAATATCTACTTCGTCAACAATGCTGTTGTACCATAAACGGCCATCAGCAGTAGTTGTTGTAGGTTGATCAGGACCTTGGGTATAATCTGCATTATAATCAATTGCTGGTTCCCATAGTGATGCAAGCGCCTTAGTAGCGTTACCTGAATCTGTAGGATCAACTGTAATTCTTGAACCTGTTACATCAATTGGAAATACTGTGTTAGTAAATCCAGACATGTTAGCGATTAAGAAATCACCACCAGTCTTGTGTGTAATTGTTACTACACCGTTAACTGCTTCTGCAGAAATATTTACAAACTGTCCAGCTTGTGGGTTGTTAATAGCTTCTGCCATTGAAACTGCGTCAGCAACTGTGTGGTTAGCTGTAAACGATACTGTGATCGGATCAGCTAGAGTTGATGAACCAACTAAGCTTTCTGCGATAGTAAACGATACTGCACCAGCTGTAAATTGTGTGCTGATAGTTTTAGTGCTTACAACAGTTGCGCCAACGCCGCTTCTTGCATAAACTTTAAAGTTAGCAAGTGCTGGGCTGTTGCCTGCATCGTTGTATTTTACATAAGTTGTACCAACTGCTAGGTTAATACCGCCGCCGGCAGCATCAATACCTGCTAGGGCTGCTTGGTTATTTGCATACAATGGTGAAGTTAATTCAACGAATGCTTGAGTAGCATCATTGTAACGCTTAACTCTCCAACGAGCGCCTGCATTTGGATTAGTTGTCTTAACCCATACAGAACCAGTTGGACGACCAATTGCGGTTGTTGTGTTGTCTGTACGCTTGAATGTAGGTACTTGATAGTGCGGAGCAATCGCTAGTGTTGGAGCTAGGTATACTGGAGTGTTTTCACCTTCAACTGCATACAATCCTAACTTAGCAACTAATGTACCTGACAATGAAATGCTTCCTGTAGGAGCACCGTCAAAACCAGCGCCAGCGCCAGTTGAGTACAATTCTAACTTGCCATTAACTGAGGCTGCTGTAACACCTGGAATAACTGCTGAATCATTATCAGCATCTGGGTTACCGTCTGCACCTGCGTTAATGTCTGCAACTAAACCGTCTAGTGTTGTTGCACCAGTGATTGTAGTACCGTTAATAACTAAAGTGTCGCCTACTAAAATTGTTTCAGTCTTTGTACCAACTACTGTTGGACGGCTCTTAACCCAAGCTGATGAACCAACTTCAACCCATGTACCTGCGGCTGTGTCAGTTAATGCTTTCTTGTACCAAATTTTAACTAGGTCAACATCTGGCAATGCAACAACTGCATATTCGCCAATTGAACCAATGCTTGGCTTCGGTGCGTTTTGTCCTGTTACTTTTGCAGAGTCTGTAATTACTACAGGGTACTTAACTGTAAATGATTGGCCACCTGTAACATCTTCTGTTGCAGAATTCCACTCAAACAAACCAAATGCTGTGTTAGCAGTATCTAGCCAGTATGTTCCTGAGTTAGGTGCGCCTGTTGGTGCATCTGGACTTGCGTCTAATTCGTTTAAGTCAACATCAGCACGAACGACATAAGCACGATTGCTCACGCCTAAGTAGCTGTAAGCTGCCTGTAGACCAAATTCGTTTTGTTCACCTGCGTGAACTGGGTTATTGTTTGCATCAGTCTTGAAAACAGGAGTACCAAAAGTATCCGACAAGTCTTTCTGACTTGTCAACAAATATACTTGACCAGCGTTTGCTTGAAGTGTACCTGCCGCTGTTCCTGTGCCTGCGCCGTTTGATTTATCTTGGGCGGTTGCAACAATAATTAAAGGAGTTGTACCTGGGGCAGCGGGTGTATAGAAACTTTCATCTATTACTGATACGCTTACGCCTGGTGAACTTAGTTGAGCCATATTATTAATCTCCATGAATACATGTTCTAATTGTATTTATAGGTTTTTGGCTTTTTAACCTTAATAACAACATGCAAAAAGGTTCTAAAAAGGCTTAAATATTATATGAGACCATTATGTACCTGTGGAAAGCACCCTGTAGCTATCAATTACTACAAAGAAGGTAAGCCTTTCTATCGTAGCCAGTGCGGGCCTTGCGCTAGAGGCGTTAAATCAGCACGATGGGAAACTGCGGGATACAAAAAGAAAAACACCTGCGACAAATGCGGATTTAAAAGTCCGCACAGCGAGGTGTTTAATGTGTTTCATGTGGACGGCGATTTAAACAACTGTCGCCACGCTAACTTAAAAAGTGTTTGCTCTAACTGCCAACGGATTCTTCATAAGGAAGGGGTTCGCTGGAAGCAAGGGGATCTTGTACCAGACCTTTAACCTGTGCAAACAAGTCATCAATGCTACCGTCATTATCTAGAACATAGTCAAACTTAGTGCCTACCCATGCTGTTTCACTAGCATGAATGCCAAACTTTTCTAATCTTGTTTTATTAGTAGACCATGTTAAATTACCATCAGGGCCACGGTTAGCAATAACTGCTGACTCATACCATTCAGGCTCTGGGCCACGCTTTACACGAACAACAATTCCGCCTGCATTTTTAATAGACTTAATTTCGTTAGGAAAACGGCAGTCGCTAATAACAACATCGTCCTTGCTAGTGCGTAGCTTGTTTTCTAAGCTGGCAATCCAAATATCGTCATGGAAGCCTTTGCGGCAAACTTCTGTACCCCATAACTGTAACACTAATCGAGGTGTAAGTTCGGGCATGTTTAGGCGTTCTGCCCACCATGGATCTACTTGTTCACGC